TAACCGGTGCCGTACTGATCAACTTTAGAATTGTAGTCATTAATTGCGGTTTCGTATTCAGACTTTTCAGCCTCAACTACTTTGTAAAGATCTTGTGCCGGTGCCAGCAAACTGTCATACTGCGCCGCCAACTGTTGCTGTTGCTCAATATTACTTGTGTATGCTTGCTCTGATGCTTTAAAATCTTCATTTACAGCTCTTACGTTATCGCTTTGATCAAACAGCTTGTCCCCAACTGTAAAGCCTGCGCTGTTTATAAAGGAATTGAGCACCGCGCCTTCAATTCTTTCCATGTCGCCGCCAGACAAGATTGCGGTGCCAAGGGCGGCTTTTGTAGCACGTTGAAAAGCAGATTGCGCTGCGTCTTGTGTAGGCGCAAATCCTGGGACGTCTGCAAGTGCGGCATCTACTCCAGCGCTTACTGTGCTTGACATCGCAGTAGACAGACCGCCTTGAATAAAGGCATCAATCGGGTCTTTGTCACCTACCGCCGCAAACAAACCGGCGTTTATAGCGCCAACAGCAGTTGAACCCGCAATTTTGCCAACAGCATTAGCAGCATTGAAGCTAAGGTCGCCATTCATTATGGCTTCAGCACGAACGTTGGACGCTATGTCTTTACCAATGGTGCCACCAATATATGAGGTAGCGCCGCTTAAAACCGCAGACTTCAGTATGTCTTCAGCATCCCCGCCACGAAGGGCTGTAAACCCAGCAGAAATAGTTCCAGCGCCAATTGCAAACGTTGCAGCAGCGCTTAATCCCGTGATACCAAGGCCCCCCGCAATGGCAGTCCCAAGCGCTGCAGCGCCGTAATATGTTACAACAGCCGGTGTTACAACAAAAAATGCCATGTTAAATCACCGTGGTTAGCGATTGCTGAAGCGCATCAACAGAGTCCAAAAGACCCACATCTTTATATGACTTGGCAGTATGCGCGTCCTCCATTTTGTCCAAATTCTCTTCGCCAATGTGCTTTGTCATAAGGACGTTGAGCCATATGCAGTCCTCAAGAACATGGCCAACTCGCCTGATATTTGGGTCAGAGGAGTAAACGCATGGGGCTTCAATTACTCTTCGACCGTTTTCAGAAACCACAGCCAATTTGCCTTTCAAAAGCACATTCAAAACGGGATGCTTATGGATTTTTCCAATAATGATGGTACCCTTTGTCAAACGCATTTCCCTGCCGTATAAGGCAGCGCCAAACTCAGAGTGGATTTCCGTAAAATGGTGCTTATAGCTATACGGGGACGGCGTTAAGCCTCCGCTCTTCAATCCATTTTCAAACTGTGTTTGAAAGTTGGCAATCTTTTCTCGAAACTCAACAAGACGAATATCATTTTTGTCCAAACTGGTGCTGTCTGGCGTTGATTGACTTACGTCCCCAACACCAAGTTGCTTTGGCGCTGGCATAAGCAAAGAAACGTCAAATTCCATTACTTTTCCAATGAGATATAAAACGCAACACCAGGGCGGCCGTCAGGCAGTTCAACTTCTTTTTTTGAAAACTTGTAGTTGTCCAAGATCTTTCCAAAAACAGGCACTTTGTCTTTTGGCATGGTCGTATACGCAATCAACACGCCAAGCTTTTTAAGCATTGGAAGCAACTTATCCAACTCTTTGTCAAGCTCTGCAATCTTCTTTTTTTCGTCCATCTTGCCGCCAACCAAGGCGTGAAATTCAACCATTCGTGAACCTACCACATTGGTTATAAACACAACTTTTCCAAAGTGGATTAATTTGCAACCCTCTTGCTGAACTTGTTCGGCAATTGCGTTAATTGCGCCAATAACTTTTTCTTTGTCGCCTTTATACTGCTGCTCAAAGGCGTCAAAAAGTATTTTGAGAACTGGGTTGTCTTGCGCTTCGTCGTTCATGCTGTTTACGTCGCAGGGTTAATCGCATTGAGCATTGCCTCGGCCCAATCAAACCAGTTTGCAAAGTTTCGTGTGCTTGGTATGGCTTCATTGGTAAAAACGTCAATGGCTTTAAGGCCTTCACCCCATAGTTGCCAATTTGTCAATGACGTAGGTACTTCCAGTTGCTGTGCTGCGTATAGCTCAACCATCAAAGCAGCCCAAGACTCAAAAGTATGGCCGCGTGGGTCGTAAATTAATGCAGGACCAGCCATTAGTAACCTCTTATATCGCCTACATCGGCATTTAGCAACACCTTACCTACTTGGTAGTCGCCGCCTTGCGTGTTAGAAACAAATTTAAGACGCAGCTCACGCCGCTGCTCTTTCATGTCAATTTTACCTGTATTCGCGTCAAACGTATAGGCCTGCGATGTGTAATCTTCTTCTTGCGCGTACGGTCTACCTACAACAAATAAAGACATTTCTCCTGATAGAATGAAGTCAGGCTCAACACGCTCAAGCCGCAACCACGCATTTTCACCGACGGCGCTAGGCTGCGATGGCCCGCCTGACACAAGCCCAAGGTCATTGGTCTCAAAATAAGACTCAATGGCAATAGCATTACCGCCTTGGATTGCGTCAACCCCTATCTCATGCTGATAAAGTGATACTTGGGACGTAATGCGTGCAACACGTGCTGCAAAATTAGCCCCTGCTGGCAATGAAGGCGCAGACAGCAACTCATCAACAACATACTCACTACCAGGATTGACAATAGTTATACTTGTAATGACGCCCCCGGCAATTGTAATATCTGCCGTAGCACCAGTGCCTGAGCCGCCTGTTAAAGCAACGCCCGTATAAGTACCATTGGTGTAGCCACTGCCGGCGTTTGAAATTGCTAAGCTATTGATCACCCCTTCAATGTTAGGCACCCAATCAGCATTAACTGGCCAATGAAAGACTTGAGAAAAATAACCTGCTGAGCGCCTTGCGCCTATAGCAGTACCCGCGTCATACCAAGTATTCTCTCGTATATTGTAAATAATGGCGTCATTGCATTCAGTTGAATCGCCTCGCGGGTAATACCACCAAATCTCACCATATCGAGGCACTTTGGTAACCCATACTTTTTGACGTTGCGCGTAGTTTAGATTGTCAAAGAAATAGTTTTGGTTTACTGGATTAGGAATCTCTTTTACAACGCCGTTGTACATCAAGAACCTATCTACGCCACACCAGTAGTAGATGCCATCATACTCAATCACAGATTGGCTTGAGAGAATAGATGATTGACTACTAATAATGTCATACCTCCAATAAATTTGTGAGGCGCCTACAGTGGCTGGTGCGTAGCTGACGCGAATAAGACTATCAAGACTCCAAAAGAGTCCTGACGGCGCGTTAGAACCGCCACGTACGGGTAGACCTTGCACAATTTTAGTCGACGCAGCATTGGTCTCATTGGCGTCAGCGCTTGACCAATCGTATGGATTACCTGCAGAGCAGTTTTTAATCAACCCTGCATTGCCATAGACAAATACGTACGGGTGTAACACTACGACGCCGCCTGAAACTTCAATGGGTGTGCCCGATGATGTATCAAATAATTGCGAAAGTGATGTACCTGTAATGCTACCTGCCAATACCGGTGTGTTGACTTGGCTATTTATATTATTTAGATTTTGACCTGGATGGGCAACAAGCAAGTTGTCTCCACTACCGCCAGAGTCGCGCAATGCGTCAAATTGCCATAAGTTCACATCACTAGGCGTAAAATTAGACAGCGTTAAGTCAATAAGCCCCGTACCAATTCCATTATTGTCAATTGGCAGCAATTGCAATCCATACGCATATCCACTATACACGTTAGTAAATGCAGATTGTGGGTCTAAATACATACCACGAGAAGGCCCTGATAGTGTAGACAGTATCTCACGATAACCGCCTACTTTGCGGGGCCGCCCGCGTTGAAAGCGCACCCAACGACCATCATTGTAAATGTCCTTGTCAAAAACGGTGCCATCCCGCTGAATGCCTGGACGCGTGTCAAGAGCAAAGACTTTAGCAGTCATTAAAACGCACCCCCACCAATGCCTGTAGTAAACGTGCCTGAGCCAGTAACTGCTATACCCGTTGCTGTGATGCTCATAACGCTATTGCCTAGTATAGAAAATCCAATTTGCCCGGCGCCAGGTCTATACATACCCGTATTAGACTCTGATGCAAAACTTAAAGACGGCGATGCTGCAGAGCCATTAATGAGTGTAATCGCAGTTGCGCCAATCTGCACAGTGTTTGCATTGTAAAAGTTTGTACCATCGCAAATGAGTGTTGCTTGCTGCCCAGGCGGGACAACAACACTTGCTGCGCCTACTGCGCCTGTAGTAATAGTTAAAGTATAGCCACCTGACGTTACTTGATTTGAGATGACATAAAAATTAACAACCTGTGGATAAGTTACTGTAACATTACCTGTAAGTGTACCTACAAATTCTTGAATAGTAGAACTTGCTTCTACGTTTGTTAGCACGTACGACCCAGTTGTAACGGGTTTGACAAGTGCTGTAAATGCAAATTGGCTGCTAACGCCATAGCCAATAGTTACATACGCCGCGCCGGTGCATACGATAAATGCTGACTCATTTGGCGCAAACGACTTTGTAGCTACGCCGTCAATCGTGTCACTACCTGTACTGTTAAGCGTATACGTGCCTGTGCCGCTATTCTTAAATAGCATAAACCAGTTATTACCTAATGACGACGCTACGGGTAGTGTACCTGACCCCGCACCGCCATTCCAAATAACAGTTTGCGCACGATTAGTCGCGTTAAAAGTTTGGCCGTTTGCGGCAGATGCTGCAGGATGGCTTTGATTAAGCGTATTGCTGGATGCAACTAAGCCAGCACCCGCCAACGTTGCAGCGTTGGCACTTGATGTTGTTGCGCCAAATGCAATTACACCCCAAGTGCCATCTTCAGTACTATTATCAGTAACGTAGATGTACTGGCTTTTTCCAACTTCAACAGTGCAAATGGTTGTACCATTGTAGCTAACAATTTCGAGATCGTTACCTGCAAGAACAGAAATAAGTGCGTCGTTGCCTACCGAGACCTGATTGGCCGGAGGCATGTACATCTTAAGATTTGCCGCATTTGCAGTAACGTCCATGACACGCGCTGCAACGTTTGTTGTGCTATTACCATTAACAGGCCATTGCAAAACAATGTCACTGCTGGTAATAAACGCTGCGTAGCTAACATCAGTCGGCTGTACAACGTCGCCTGCAAAAGGGGAGCTATATGTAGTCATGAATCCACCGCTACGGTTTGACGATCACCCAGGCGCTGCAGGTCTTCGGCTTTTAGCGCTGCCATGTACTGCGAGTACATTGTTTGCCAAAGTTGCACACGAGCATCGTTCTTAAGGAAAGGCATTGCTTGCAGCAATGTGCCATACAGCAGCGCCTGTGGCGCGTACATCGTAAACCAATTAGTTTGATTATTTGAATCTAGCGGTTGAATGCGCTCGTAGTAAAGCACTTCAGCAGCATAAGCCGCATCAGGCGTAGGTGCAACCAGCCAATGAAAATAGTCATAGTCGGCGTAGTACAGTGGCGTGCCTTGCTGCGTAGGATTAGGCCAGTAATTGCGTAGGTACTCATACTTACGCAGCAAGACGGGCTCACGCTGGCCGTTGACTACAATGTTCATTGACACAGTCTTACGCCAACGGGCAGGCTTTTGTACAACAGCTTCACCTTGCACCAAGTTGAAGGTGTTGACGGTAAGGTTGCCCATGAACTTGATTTCAGACGCAATGATTTGCTCTGCCAACATGACAAACGTTGGAATTTTTTCAACGGTGGCTTGATCCGTACGCTCCAAGTATGACTCAATGTCATCTACCAAGGAGTTGTACGTCATTGCTGCGGCAGAAGTCATCTTACTTGCTCCGCTTTTTGGCCATTGCCATATTGTCAACAAGGTTTGGGTAAGGCCGCCCAGCGGCTTTTGCCCTTGCTTTAGCTGCCGCTTTTTTCTGCGGCGACAAAGGCTTTGACTTACCTAACGACGAAGGCCGTTGTTTTTCCCAAACAGGCTTATTGCTAGGCATTGTACCTCCTGTAAATAGTAATTGACATAGGCATATTGCCCTCACGCCATGTGTTTACTCTCTGCCTCAACAGAGTCTAACCTACGCATCCAGCCTTTGCCAAACGTGGCGAAAGTGGACAGGCTCTTGTAGTGCGCCTCACGCAAATGGCAGAAATCAGCAATGATCGAGACAGGCTCTTTCTTTGCAACCGCAGCCATTGTTGCTGGGCCAATCTGACCGTCAGCAGTCACTCCAACAGCTTGCTGTAGAAATTTACTAGCCCGACCAACACCAGCATTGACAGCGCAATCAAACACGCAAAGATCGACCCCAGAAGGAAGATCGTCACCGCGAACAGCATCCCAATACCGTTTCTTGTAGAGCGGAGAAACCATCTCCACGGTAAGAGAGCGCATGTCGGCTTCAGTGGCAGGCTTGCCAGTCCATTCTTCCCAGACACGTTGCGTTACTCCTAAATTAGTCCGGCCTCCCGGATCATCTTTATGATTTACATACCCTCCTTCGTATTTGAGGATATGCTTTAAAGATTCTTCCCAGTTTTCTTTCATGTCATTTCCCCGCTGATTTGGAAAGCAAATCTGTTTTGGCCTGAGAACCTGCTGACGATCCAAAATAATAAGCAATGATTCCTGTCCATGCAGTGCCTAAAGAACCGAGCATCATCAAAATGGCGGGGTTATTACTGTCAATTTGATTGAAGAACATCATAATCATGATGCCAAAAAACCCCAACGTGACTGCGCCAGCCAATATAGGGGGCATCATCGACCGGGTGGTGGCCTGCATCTCCCGCGCAGACTTGCGGTCGTCTACCGCTAATTTCTCAAAGTTCAGCCCCAACTCCTGCGCCTGTCGGGCAAGCTCAATCTCAGCCATCTTCAACTGCGCCACCTGATCGGCGTTGAGTTTGTTGCTGGAGATCATGTCTTGGACTTTGTCCTCGTCCACACCAACAGCTTTGGATATGGCAGACACAGCCATACCAGCCAAAGGGCCACCAAGAGCGGTGGCAATCGTCGGTGCAATTTGTTTAAGCCATTCCATATTAATTACCCTTTTAATTCAAAGCTAAGGTTTGGGTGACGGGGATACTGCACCACTCGCTCACCCTCGGGGCATTTGTATTTGATCGTCGCCAGCAGAGTAGCTGTGCCGGGTGCAATCTTTTCTTTCCTCACCATTGTGAGTTGGTATGTGAACGTGTCAATTGTTGGCCCTGCTGGGCCACTAAATTTGCTTGCCGTGGTAGTGGCTTCATGCACCATACCTGCGGCATCCCGGATGCTTGGGGTGAAGCTTTCGACAGAACAGTCGTCGCGCTTTTTAATCCGCGCAACCGTGACAGTAATCGGCTTACCAGCCTCTGCCACAATCTTGAAGTTTTCGGGTGACCACTCAATGATTGCCCGGTCAAACCAGCCAAACTTGTCGGCAAGCGTATAGCTGCCACCTAGTGCAGCAACACTAGCAGCAACTGCCCCAATTGTTTTGGTAACGTCGATCATAAAAATCTCATTTGATTTGACCTGTCATCAGTTGCATGACAACCCAACCAATAACGCCCAAAGAAGCAATAGCAACAACACCGCCGCCCACCAGTATCATCAACTCTTCAATTTCGGCTTGCCGCCTCTTGGCCGCTTCTTTTTTGCGCCGTGCATTGTGGGCTGCGTCAATCTCCATCTGCTTTGCACGGGCTGTAATCCGCGCCCACACATCCATCTTGTTGGCCTGAAAGAAAAGCATTTTGATCTGCTCTTCAAACTCCCTTGCCTGCTCTAACGCCATCTCAAGTTCAAGCGCCTTGCCCAGCGTAGAGCCTTTAAAACCGCCAGACTTTGCTTGCTTTACAACTTCAATGGCTTGCTCTTTGGCATCAAAATATTTACCCAGCACCGGCCCAAGGGACGCAACATCGTCTACTGTCTTCGACACCTTTTTTACAAGGGCAACAGCAGACGATATGGCAGATAAGGCTGTGATCGGGTCGATCATTTCAGCAACTCAAAAGCAACCCCAAAAACAATACCCGGCAGTGCGGTAGCTACGGCATCCCAAATATCAGGTTGCCCCTCTTTGCGATACCACTGCTGAAACTCGTAGAACACGCCAAAAACGATCCCGCCAATTGCGACAGCCCAACCTATTGGCAGGAAGTGGATTGCAGCCAAAACGGCTGCTGAACCCACGCCCATGACCAAATGCTGAAGCTTGTCCTTCGGAATCATTTTGTGATCCAAACAGCAGCAAAGATAGTCCCGGCCATTGACACGAGCATGATGCCAGCCGTCTTCATCATGATGGCCTCAATGCGCTTGAGTCGAGCGTTAATTTGCTCGTACCTGATCGCACAAACTTCTTCATGCGTAGATAGCCGTGCGTCAGTCGCGTCAATAGTGCTCATAATTAATCCGTCAATCCTGCTGGCTCTTCAGTGGCGTCCAAGGATTTCTTGAGCAT